GTCGGAGGTCGTTCCGAACTGGGTGGTCAGCGTTGCGTTGGCGAGAAGCACCCCGTAGAGGCCGGTCGTGCCAGGCGCCATGGCGATAGCGAGTCCAGTTGCCGAATAGTTGGTGAACCCGGACGCCGCGAGCTGGGTATTTCCAGTCAGCGGAACAGGCGCGCGCACGTACGGGATGTCCGAAGCCGCGATGGCGGCGACCGCCGCATCGGTAAACACCGTGTTGGTCGGCATCTGGCTGAAAAAGAACAGCGTGAAGCCACTCGTCTCCTGCTTCTTGATATTGACATCGACGGACTGGATGATGCCCGAGCCCGTCGACGTGAAGGCGTTCGCGAACGTCAGCAGCCCGCCGACGACATAGTTGGCGCCATAGGAGTTGGAGGCCGTCACCGGCGGGATGACGGTCACGGAGACCGTCTTGCCGCCGACATTGCCGATGTTGTGCTGGCTGTTCGCGATCACCGTGCCAGTCGTGGTGTCGCCCGTCGGGCTGACCAGCGACACGGCCTGTACCGCCGCCGTGCCGGTGTCGGCTGGGATCAGCCACCCCGCCCGCCAGTCGCGCGTCAGGAACTTCGAAAGCGCCATGTGCGTGCCTCCTCGCCCCGTGAGGCCCTTACACTTCCGCCCAGATCATCGAGCAGGTGAACAGCGCCGTCTGCGCCACCGACCCGCAGATGAAGGCGATCTGGCCGGGCGGCAGGATGAGCGGCGCGTCGAGCCAGCGATAGCCGTCGAAGATGCCAAGCCCTGCGGTGGCTGATTCGATCGACTTGCCCAGCCACAGCGCCGCCGTGCCACCTGCCGCGAGCGTCGCGGTGGCCGGAATGAATGTCATGGTCGAGGCCGCACCAGCGCCGAGCATGGCGTTCTTGGGCGTCCCCGCCGTCGCGGCGGTCAGCGGGCCGCCAGAGTTGACGGCATTGCCGACATACTGGTTGGCGATGCCGAACTCACCCAAGGCGATGGTGCCGGAGGTGTAACCCACGGACACGCCGAGCAGCGCCGCGTTGCGGTTGATCGAGGTGTTCCACAGCGCGCAGGTGACGGCCGTGCCGGTGGAGATTGGGAGCGCGACGCCGGCGACGGCCGTCGAACCGATGAAGATGTTGCCTGCGAGAACATCCGTGTACGAGAGGGCCATCCTGGCCTCCTATGCTGAAAGGTTGCACGGGCGCGCCGTCATGGCGCACCTACTTGCCCAGGACCTTATTGGCCTTGGCTTTGATCTTAGCCGCCGATGCCGACGAGAGTTTTCCGGCTTTCACCATCTGCGTTGCGCGGGCCTTAGCGTTGGCAGCATGCGCTTTGTCCGGCACGGGGTAAGACTTCCCCGGACCGGCGAAGGCCGATCCGGGGAGGTGCTTGCGTGCCTTGCTGCTGAGCGTAGCCATTGCCGCTCGCCTTACGCCGCGTTGGTCGCGATGCCGGCGCCGGAATTGGGCGCGGCGCCGCTCACCAGAACCCCCGTCGTGGTCGAGATCTTGGTGACGTTGGCTGCGAAGCAGGACGGATCGAGAATGATCTGCCCGGTGGTCAGCGTTGCGCCGCCCTGGATGGCCTGTGCAGGCACCGCAGCAGCGACCTTATTGTTGAGGAAGCCGCAGCGCTTGAACAGCATCATGCGTTCAACGTCGCTCGCCGCTGCGTAGTAGACGAGGTTGTTGGCGGTGTTGGCCGCATTCGTCCAGAACAGGCAGTCCTCGAACTTGACATCACGGCTGACGGAGCTCGCAGTGACGATGTTCTTGGTTAGGAGCAGCGCCGGGCGCAGTGACGTCGCGGTGACCGCGTCGGCGAGCGACCCGAAGGTGCAATTGCTGAACTGGGCGCTGTCGCCATTGCAGACCACATGTGCCGCGGTCGACTGGTCCTTCTGGGTGGACAGATAGAACTCGCAGTTCATGTACTGCGCATACTCGCCACCCTCGGCCAGCGCGTAGAGACCCTGCGCGACAGTCGAGTTCGAGATGATCTTGAGGTTGGTGAAGCTGTTGCGGACGCCGGTGTTGACGATCGCTGCGATGTTCGACGCGCCGGACGTGGCGGTGATCGAGATCTTCGCGCCCTGCCCGTACATGCGCCAGGCCCCGTCGAGACCGATGAAATGCACCCGGTTCTTGGCCACGGTCAGCGTGGCGCTGAGCACGTTGTCGGCCGAGCCGCCGCGGATACAAATCACGTCGTCATTGTTGGTCGTGACTTGGCTGTAGGCGTACTCGATCGTCTTCCACGGGCTGCTGATCGATGTGCCGGGGCCGGCATCGACGCCGTTGGTATAGTCGACGAAGTAGACATTGCCGAAGGTGGTCGGGATCGTGCCGCCGCCGTAGATCGGGATGCCGAACGAGCTGATGCCGTTCGGGAAATTGGTCAAGCCCATGACAGTCTCCTTTTGAGCGCCTCGCAGCCGGAGTTGCCAGGGAATGGTTACCCCACGAGCGCGCTTGGGTGTCCTATGGGTACGCTGTTTCCGGGGAAAAAGAAAGGCCCTCCGTGAGGGAGGGCCGAGTTGTCGGGGTGCATGGGCGGCCGGGAGGAGGGAAGCCGCCAGCGCCGGGGTTATGTCTGCGGGATTATGGCCGTTTTGTCAAGCCCCGCGACAGGGTAGCGCTGGAGGTAGGCGATGGCCGCGTCGACCTTGGCTTGGCCTTGCCCGTCGGGGTCGTGCTTGGCGAGGTAGAGGATGGCCTTGGCCAGTGTCATCGGGTCGTCGCCAAGAAGGCCGATGCCCGTGTTGCAGCGCGTCGTCAACAGCTGGCGGATCGCTCCGGTCTCATGATTGTGGTCGACCGTGAGATGCTGAACTCGGCCATTTCGCACGGTCGTTTCAGGTTGTCCGCTGATAGCGCACAAATTTTGCTGCACCTCTGCCATGGCTTTCAGTTCGCGTACGCCGAAATCGGCCCCGTATTTGGAACGGAGGTCGCTGTCCCACATACCCGTACCGTGAGTCGTCCGGCGTGCATAACGATGGCGTTTGTTGTACTCTTCGTCGGTTTCATCCTCGTGTCTGGTGACTAGCCGTTCTCGCCATTCAAAATTACCCGGCCCCAGAGGTCGGTCTTTCCGAAGGCGGAATAATCTATGCGCCGTGGAGGGTCGTTTCCCGACGCCTGCCTCGAACACAAAAAAATCAGCTTTCCACTCTGGAACGATGGGGTACGCGTTCTTGCGCTGATACGCCGTCCACACCGAGTACAGCTCGTGGTTAGACCTCAAATTGTAGTTGTCCGCCCGAGGGTCATCGAGGCTGCCGGATACTTTCAATCTGCGTGTGTGCATGTCGCATAGCCCGCGCCCATGGGCTGGCTTGTCACAGCCTTCCACGGTGCACATGCCCCGTGGTTGTCGGGTCCGCTCATAGGAGCCCGTACGCCGAAACTGCACATAGCAGCTGTTACACACGCCCTTCGATTTCAGGGCTTTCTCTTTTCCACACCCAAGGCAAACGCCAAAAGGCACTAAGGGTTCGTTCATTTGGTAGGATCCTGTTTAGTTACACAAGGTATCGATCACAAAATGTTACATTATACAATAGGTAAAATTTAGATGGGTAAAAAAGAACCCGCCTTGCGGAGGGTTCCGGTAAACACTTGAATTTGCTAGGCTATTAGGCGCCTGGGCTCCCCCAGATCGCCAAATAGTCTGCGAATCCGAAGGCGTAACGCTCCCTTTCAGCCACCCTAATGTTACCCGTGTCGAAATCACCGTCGGTCTTCTGCGAAACCGGGACGCGATTAAAGTATTTCGCGCCATTCGGTACGTCCGTGGCCAGAAACCACGCATCGGGATCGGTAAAATAGTGGTTGGTCGCGAACCCTTCCGGCACAGCGGCGGTCACGCGGATGGCGTTCACGTCGTTGTTGGCCGTTCCCGGCTGCAGCTGGGTGTCGAGCACGCGGGTCGCCACGTACTGGTTGTCGACCGCCACGAACATCTTGCGGACGCGCGCGTTGATCAGCTTGCCACGATCGTCGGTCCACTTGGCGATCTGAATGGTCGCAGCCTCGAGGCTGGTCTCGTTCAGGTCGACGGCGACAGACGGGGTGTTGGCAATGACCGGGCCGGCCACCTGCGGATGCGAGGTCGAGAACAGCGGCACGCCGTCGCCGACACCATAGCCGCCCGACGCAAGCGCCGTGAAACCGGTGTTGAACGGCACTGCGGCCTTGATCTCCTTGGTGTTGCGCATGGCGCGACCAAGTTCCGTCGAATAGCGGGCGGAGAGATTGCCGTAGAGGTTGTCTTCGAAGGCTTCCTCGGTGAGCGCGAAGCCCATCGAGATCGTCTCCATGACGAAGGTCGCCGTGTAGCCTTCCTGGGCGGTGTCGAACAGGATGGCGGAACCTTCCTGCTTGACCGGGGCCGTCTGGAAGCCGGTGATCTTCTGGTCCTGTTCGAAGGACCGCTCGGACGAATGCTCGGTGTAGATCTCCGCGTATTCGTTTTCGTAGCGGTTGTACTCCATGCCGAACAGGGCATCGAGGCCGGGCAGAAGCTCACGAAGGAGCTGAGCGCGTGAAATAGCAGCCATTTCTCAATCTCCTTTCTTAGACACCCGCCAGCGTGGTCAGCTGGTGGTTGTTGAACTTCACGAGGAGGATCGGATAGGTGTCCCCCCACGCATTGTTCGGCAGGTCGGCGAGGCCGACGATGCGCAACGGCAGCGTATCGGTCGTGTTGATCGACGACGCCGAGAGCGCGTTCTTGCTCTTGCCGAAGGTCGACGTGCCGGCCGTCTGGACGATCGCGGCGTTGGCCCCGAGAGCCGTCTGGTCGACGGTCGCGTCGGCCTGGATCATGAACACGGCGTTCGGATTGTCGACGACCTTGACCGACGGACGCAGCGGGCCAGTGGACACGCCCGTCGTGGTTGAGGCCGGCCAGTACTGGGCATTGTTCCAGAAGCCGTAGGTCGGATCGACATAGCTGAAGCCGACGGCGACGCCGTACGGGGTCAGCGTAGCCGTGCCCGTGTCCTTCTGGATGAGGCCGGTCGTGGCCATCTTGACGACGTCACCGAAGTAGATCGCCGTGGTGTAGCCATCGAGAATGTTGAAGGTCTCGTAGCCCTGGGTGTTGTACCCGGCGGCAAGGTTCTGAACGGGAACCATGCCGAAGGGATAGGCTGAAGTGGTCATTGCGACCCTCCTGTTGCGTTAGCGGCCAGACTGGCCGAAGACGACCTTGCGGGAGCTTTCGTTGAACTTCTTCATCAGCTCGTTCTGGTCACGCATGAAATGCTCTTCCGCCGACGATTCCTGGAGCTTGGCGACGCCGCGATAATGATCGCTGCGCTCCTTGACCATCTCGACCGGCATACGGCAGGCGATCAGGCCGCCGACTTCGGCGCGTCCATTCGTCTTACCGCCGGAATAACTCTGCAACTCCGGGTATTCCGCGACATCGATCGGTTCCCACCCCTCGCGCAGGCGCTTGGAGAAATTGGTCTTGTCGGGGGTGCCATAGGTGTCCGTGCGGACCCATTTGTGCACCCAACCGTCACGGGGTTCGATCTCGGGAAGAACGGAGGGCTGCGTCCACGACCGACGACGCTCGGTGGTGGCGCGCGTGTCGAGCGAACGCGGGGCCCGGACAGACGGCGCCGAAAGGGCCGCAAAGGGGTCGTTGTACTCGCTGGTCATCATGCGCCTCGCTGGAGCTTGACTTTGGACGCAGCATATTGCTGCGGTGAAAGATTGAGCTGCTTGGCGATCGCCAGTTCGGACGACGTCAACTCCACCTGGTTCGGGTTGGTGACGCGGCCCGTGTCACGGGACCCGTCGGCCACCACGTTCGTCCGCCGGGGGGTGGGAGAGCCGGCGTCGCTACCTGCGTCCGCTTGGCCGTAGGCGATATGGTCGGGATACATGGCTTTCATGCCTTTGTCCAGTTCCCTGGTATAGTCAGGGGAGGAAGGGGAGATTCCGCGGGCCACGACAGCTTCATGGACGGAGAGCGCGACCCTGGTCTTGACCGGGTCCTTGTTGAACCAGCGGTCGTTGTGCGCGATCCACGCCAGCGCCGTCGGGGCGATATTTGGCGCCTGCTGGCGTTGCGGCTGGGCCTGCGGTTGCGCCTGCGGTTGCGGATCGGTCTGCGGCCGCGGCGTTCGTGCGGCGATCTGCGTCAGTTCGGCATGCGCCTGGCTGATGTCGCTGGTCGCTTTGGCGATGGCCGCCGAGTCGCCGTCGCTGTGCGCCTGCGCCAGACGGCGTTCAGCGTCGGCCAGACGGTACTCGCGATCCTGCTTCATGCTGGCCGCGAGCGCGGCGGTGCCGCCCTCGAGGCGCCGACGCAAATCCGCCAGTTCGGCGTCGCGCGCGGCGACCGCCTGTTCGGCCGCGGCCGCGCGGGCTTCGGCGGCTTCGCGCGCCTGCCGCTCGCGATGCGTCTCCGCCTTGAGGCGGTGAACACGTTTCTGGACGCTGGCCGGATCGACAGAGGCGCCAGACGTCGCCGGGGTGTCGTCGGCCGCGCCGTCATCCGCCGGTTCGGCCGAAGCCGCGCCGGCGTCCGTCTCCGGCTCGGGCGTCGTCTCGATGACCGTGTAGGGCTTGGCCGGGTCCTTGTTGTCGAGGTCGACCGACACACGATCCGGGAACCCGGCGGTGGGGAGGTCGATCGTATTGCCGCGGTCGAGGCGCGGCGTCGGGCGAAAACTCTCGCGCGCCATCACAGACCTCCGACCTGCGCGCCATCCGGGATGGTGGCGGTGATTTCATCGTCGGCGAGCATGCGGAACTCGACGCCCTCGATCTTGAAGCGCTTGCCGGCGTAACGGCTGAACAGCACCGTGTCCCCTTCCTTGCACCACGGCCCGGACGGAAAGCGTGGACGCGGGGCGATCAGGCTGACGCTGACCGGTGCGCCGGCGACGATGGCCTGGCGCACGATATCCGGGATGACTGGCTCGGGGTCCTTGTAGCAGTCCGGCCCCATGGCAATGACCGTACCGATGACCGACGCCGCGCGTTCGCGGTCGGTGACGGTGTCCGGGGTGATGAGCAGCTTGCTGAGTTCGACCTTGGGCAGGGCGACGAGCATGAAATGCCCGACGGGATCGGGGGCGTGCATGACGCCGAGGTCTTCGTTCTCGCCGGTGATGGCGCCTTCGGCGTTCACCGTCTTGGTCTTCAACGGGGGCGGGGAGGTCGTGGCGAGCGCCGGGAATTTTTCCGCGAGGCTCTGGGGGGCAGTCACTGTCAACATGTTCTCCTTGTTGCTCGGCCTTGATCCGGTCGCCGGGATGGCGAGGTGTTACGGTATTACGTTATGTGTCTGGCGCTGTCTCCATGGCGTCGGGGTCCGCCGTGCGGGCGGCGTCCTCGATGAACCCGGCCAACTGGCTCAGGATGGCGTAGCGCGCGAGGGCCGACGGGTATTTCTCAACCGGCACGCCGCTGAGCATCTCTTCAGCAGTGTCATTGAGAAGGCGCGCGACTTCGCGCGCGATCAGGCTGCCGCTGACCGTCTCGGGGAGGCGCGTGCGGATCTGGAGGCTCACTGGACGGCTCGCTGTTTCATCATGTCGGCCTTGTTGCGCTCGATCATCAACTGGGCGATCTGGCCCATGACGCCGGTGCCGAGCTCAGCGCTGAGTTCGGCCATGCGCAGTTCGCGGTCGCTGGCCTCGGAATCCTTCTGCACCTCGGCGGTGAGCGTCGCGCGCTCGGTCGCCGCCATCTCCTTGAAGATGGTCATCAGGATGTCGAGCTGGCGGTCGGCCTTGCGCGCGTCGAGGTCACCGAGCACCTTGAGGTGCTGCGTGTCGGCTTCCTTGGCCTTGATGTCGAGCGCCCTGGTCTCGTTCTGGATGACCGGGTCCTGCAGGTTCTGCTGAATCTGCTTCTGCTGCGCCTCGGCGGTGTCCTTCTGCAGCAGCTTGTCGGCGGCCTTGGCGAGGATACTGGCCAGATTGTACTCAACGTCGTCGGGCAACGGTTCGCCGGGGGGCGGCAATGGCGCGCCCAGCTGCGCTTCCATGTCGGCGCGGTACTGGAAGGCGAGATGCTCGAGCACATGCGCGTTGGCGGCGGCCTGGATGGCCGGCGCCGCCGGGTTATTGGTCAGCATCTGGATGATCTTGGGGTCCTGCGCCGCGGCCATGTGCACGGTGATGTGCGCGGCATGATCCTGCATCGGCCCGGCCTTGACCGGCTTGCCGGTGAGCAGCGCCATATTCTCGCTGACCGGGTCGGTCGGCTGCACCTCTTCGTCGGGCGGCAGATAGAGGTCGCCCTTGTCCGAACCGAGCACCTCGACAGCGTCGCGGAACAGCGCCTTGGCATTCCAGCCGGCCGTCGGTGCGCTCTGGTACAACTGGATGATGGCCTGCACGACCATGATGCGCTGCGCCATGGTGGTGGCGTTCGGGTCGGCCACCGGAATGACGGCCACACGCTTCTGGTCATAGTCGATTTCGCGCGTCGCCTGCTGGTCGCGCACGTCGAGTTCGAACGGATAGGGGTCTTGGCCCATGAAATCATGGATGATTTCGGCGATGACCTTGAACTCGTTCTTGAAGCTCTCGTAGAGGCGCTGCTGGACGGCGCTCATCACCTTCATCGAGCGCTCGATGATGGCGAGCGTCGTGCCGACCGGCATGTTCTGGCCGGTCATGTCGGTGATCTTCATGTCGGCAACGGAACCGATGCGACGGCCTTCATCGACGACCTGTCCGAGGAGCGCGGCGAGCACGGTGCTCGGCTCCTTGTAGGGCAGCGGGAAGAAGGCGCTGCTCAATTCGCCCATGCCGACATCGACGTCGCGCCACTCGCCGGGGCCGATCGGCGTGCTGTCATCCTTGACGCGGGCGTTCTTGGTCTTGTAGCCCGCCGGGAGGTTGGAGAGCGTGCCGGCGTCGACCAGCTGGCGCAAAATGCTCGTCGCGCTCTCGGTCAGGCCACCGAGCAGATTGATCAGGCCAATGCCGTACGGGCCGAAGCCGGGCATGTATTTGTGCTGGACAAGGCTGACCTGGCGCTCCATGGCCGGGTCGCCCTGGCGCCAGTCGCGGCGAATGCTCAGGACCTTGTGGCTGACGCTGTCGACGGTGACGACATAGGGGTGCGGCTGCCCGTCGGTGACGAGCGGGTCGTCCTTGAAATACCAGTCGATGTGGCTCTCGTAGAGCCGGTGCAGGGCATCCTTGTAGGTATTGGAGTTGGACTTGCCTTCGATCTTGTCCTTCGCCTCGACGATCGGCGTCGAGATGTTGGTGCCTTCGCCGATGTCGACATCGGCGCGATAGAAGCCCTGCGCCTGCTTGGCCTCGATCCAGTTGCGCGTCTTGGGGAGGATGATGGCGAAGCGCGGCGTGCTATCGAGCGCCGCCGCCGTGTAGGGCATGACGACGTGCTCGGGTAGCACGTACTCGGCCGCCGGGTATTTGCGGACCGGGTCGAAATAGAGTTTGCGGAAGGTCGTCCCGGCCAGCGGCAGGTTGAACAGCATCATGTCCGTCTCGGACCGATAGCCGGTGATCTTCTCGTTGGCCATCCAGTTCATGTCGGTCTGGATGCGCTTGGCCTGCCGCTCCTTGTCGTCGGTGATCTTGCCGATGATCTCGGTCTTGATCGGGCCGGCGCCGGGGAACAGGTCGCCCATGGCCTGGGCGTTGAAACGGATGACGCTTTCGAGCAGCATCGGATGGAACGCGCCGCAGGCGCCTTCCCACGGATCCGTGCGCTCTTCGTAGTTGAGGCCCATGAGCTTGAGGCCGCGAGCGTAGGACTCGCGCCATTCCTCGCGCGAGCGCTCGTCCTGCTCGGTCAGAGCGCAGATGTCGGTGCCGGTGCGCCCGAGCTCCTGCGTCGACAGCAGGACGCTGAGATCGGCGTCGAACGGCAATTGCATCGGATCGACACCGGCATCGGGCTGGGGGCCATTGAAATCGACGATGGCGCCGCCCGTCTCGGTCGGGATGACGACGGCCTTGGCCGGGTCGAGTTCGGCGGGGTCAGGGCGCTCGATGCCATGGCCCTGTGTGGCGGCGTCAGCCATCAGTAGTACCTCTTGCGGCGGAAGCGCACCGGCGCGGCGTCCTCGGCCTCGTCATTGGCGGTGCGGATGAACCCGCCCTCGCGGAAGCGCATCATGGCCTGCACGGTCGAGTCCACGAGATCGTCTTCTTCCCCGGCCGGGAAGCTGGCGCATTGTTCCATGACTTCGTCCGCGAAGCGTGTCGGTGGGCACCACACATAGCGTGAAGCGAACACATCGGCAATCATGTTGGCGCGGGCGATCTTGTCGTTCGACACGGCGCGGCTGCCGCGGCTCGAACCGGTGAAGCTCTCCGCCGGGACGCCCATGCTGCGGAACTCCTGCAGCAATTGCATGCCGGCGCTCTTGTTTTCGATGAGCAGCGTGTCGGGGCGGTCCTCGTCGTAGAACTGCTTGGCGGTGCGCTTGAGTTCGGGGAACTCCATGCGCGCCTTGTACGCCTGGAGCAGGATGATGTGGTTGAGCGTCTTGCCGCTCTCGGGGTCCTCGGCCTTGAACACGCCCCATAGCGTATAGGCGCTCGGGTGGCTGCGCTCATTGGCCGTCGCGGCGCAGTCCCATGAACCGATGATGTACTCGCAGGCCGGCGGGTCGCCGTTCTGCCACGCCGCGACATGCTGCGGACCGGGGCACTTCTCCTTGTCGTCATCACCCCAGCGGCGCCAGTACTCGCGCTTGAGGATGGCCGCGCCCTCGCTCGTCGGATTCTGCTGGTACTGTGCCTGCCATTTCGAGACCGGCAGGGCGTTGCGGGTGCGCTGCAGTTCGGCGAGCGGCCAGAATCCTGGCCACATGCTGCGCTCGGACGGCAACCCCTCGTCGAGGATGGCTGGCAGGCTGAGCACGTCCCATTTGTCGTACTGATCCGGGGGCAGACCGGACTTCATATCTCGGTCCATCTGCGCCAGAACCCGTCCCACCAAATCTCTCTTCGACCACCTTGTGGCTACGATAATAATACTACCGCCTGGCTGTAGACGTTGCCGAATACCTGATGTATACCAGTTGTACACTTCGTCAAATATAGCCGGATTTGTTTCGGCTTGCTTCGCCTCTTGTTCGCTATGCGCGTCATCGACTATGGCAATACTTGCTCCTTTACCAGTTACGCGGCCGTTTACACCGACAGCGAAATATTCACCGCCGTAGTTCGTGTGCCACATACCGGCGGCCTTGGAATCCTCGGCCAGCCTGACCTTTGGGAAGATTTCCCGGTACGGTGAGACAACCGACTGTGCGCTGTCCGGGCTTTCCTCGTCCTGCGTAACGACGGCCTCGCCGTCAAGCATGTTGCGTACTTGTCGGCCAAATCCGGCAGCAAGGGTTTCGGTGTTCGAGACCTGGATGATTTTTTGCTTGGGGAACTTGCCGAGGAACCACGCCGGGAGGAGCCAACTGGCGAACTGGCTCTTGGTGTTGTGCGTTACAACCAGCCCCCGTCCTGCTAGAAACAGCCCGTCCGGCCGCTCAACCTCGATGCACTGTACCGGAACCGTTTCATGTGGCTCGACGCTGACATACCTGCGCACAGGCTTCCGCGCCCCGAATGTTCGACTGCGTTTTCGCGGCGCGCGCCCAAATCCGGTCGCATAAAAATACAACCTCCACGCCAGCCCGTAACTTTTATCGCCGATCCGAGCCTCGTGCTCATAGACGTGCGGGTTTATGCCGAGGCTGCGCATCAGTTCCAGGTACTGGTCGCGCAAATGCGGGTACGATGTTGATATGTCGAGGACACCGCTTTTTGCTGCGCACCCGTCCGAATCGAACAGCCCTTCAAGCAGCCGCGTACGGTCTTGTACAGACGCGCGCATGTACGCCTCGGGGATGTGCTTCTTACCAAGCACACCAAGTTCGCGCAGGCGCGTCTTAGTCCGCAACACACCGAACGTCAGCGGGTTCGCTTGATCGGTCGTTTCATCGCCATCCGCCTCGATCAGCGCACGAACATGCGCGATATCGCGCGCGTCACATGTGATGATGGCCTGGTCTGCGTGCCCGTTGCCGACCCACATGCCCAGCAAGTATGGCGCGACAGGCAACGATTTTGCCTGCGGGGGGTATTGGACCGCCTTGTTATCCGGAACCCACGGGCGGCGCGGCTCGCTCAAGCGCGATTGGCGCTCGTATAGTTCTTCTGTCGTGCGCAGTTTGAAAACGTGCGGACGTTTACGCTCGATTCCGACGCTCCATAGATGCCCTGCGTCGGCGACCAGGTGCGCGCCATCTTTGGTCGTAACTTTGAAACAACGGTGATCGTGGTGCACGACAGACTTGCCGAGAACTTTTGTCGGCCGCCCGTCGGGACCATACACATACTCGCCCGGTTCGATGGCGCCCATCGTTGTCCAGCCGAGCGGAGTCAACAAGGGCGTGTCAACGGCGAGGCAGAACCGCGGAGGCATGTCGATAATCAGCCGCTTGAGCTTGCCCTCGGCGACCTGATCGAACTTCTCGGCGATCAATTCATGGTGCGCGCCGGGGATGAAGTCCGGCCAGACCATCTTGACGAACGACAGGAAGTGCTGGCGCGCGTCTTCATACCGCGCGAGCTTGTCGCGCTCCTCGAGCAGGCTGAGCACCTGCGCTTTCTGGACCGGATTGAGTTGGTCCAGATGGCGCAGGGCGAACTGCAACTCGTGCTCGGTGAGCGCGATCGTCATGCGTCTGGGGCGGGGGCCTTCTTGCGCGACTTCTTCGGCGGCGCGTCGGTCACGGTGTCGTCCACCGCGATAGCCGGTTCTTCGTCGGCAACGGTCTCCGGCTCGACCGGGGCGTCGGCGAAATCGGCGGCGCTCAGGAGCGTGACGCTCTCGCCGGCGTGGGCGTGCACCAGGGCCTCGCGGGTGGCGGCGCGACCGACGATGTGGCCGGCGAGGTCGACGGCCACGACATCGTCGCCGAGGTTGTCGAGGAAGGCGTTCTGGATAATCCAGTCGGGGATAGGCATCGTGTCAGTCTCCGGTGAACAGGGCGCGCAGGCGTTCGAGGAACGTCCGGCGGGGCGGCTGCAGGCGTAGCGCAATCGCGGCCAAGTCGGAAGCCATGTCGTCGGCATGAACACCATGGTCCGCGTCGACCGCCCAGTGCAGGTCTTTGCCGACATACCAGATGGTGATGACATAGGCCGTCTCCGGCGTCGGGTCGGGCGTCGGGAAATGGATGACGTTGTCGCTCATGCGTGCTCCCAAAATCGTTCCGGATCGTCGAAGGCGGCGAACGGGTCGGGCGGGGCGTTGAGCACCGTGCGCTCCATGTCCGTCGGTCGGGCACCGCGGATGGCGAACTTGGTGGCGCTCAGATAGCCCTTGCGCTTGAGGATGCGCATGGCGTTCTGGACACTGGTGCTCGAGCAGCCGACGGCGCGCTGCAACTCGTACTGGCTCGGCGCCATCTGGTAGACCTGCCAGCACTGGCGGATGGCCTCGTAGATGCGGGCCTGCACCGGCGTCAGGTCAGTATCGACGACCTGCGTCATGCGACGGTGGAATCCAGCCAGAACAGGGCGACCGACCAGGCGAGGCAGATCAGGATGACAAGCATGTCGGGGCGTTCCTAGTATCGTCCATGAATATGGAGCTACCATAGGTGGTCGGTTTTGTCAACCGCGCTCGCGGAAGCCGCTCGCCTCGGGGAGGGCGTCGATCTTCTGCTCGGCGTCGCGCGTGGGGTGGACGTCGTTCTGCTCGCACCACTGGTAAAGACTGCGCCGGCCGCCGGACCATGCGGCGATCGTGTCGTAGGCGCCGTTGGCCTGTTTCTGCTGGACGGCCCAGCGGTTCTGGGACCGGTGGGCCTTGTGCTTGGCGTCGAGCTGGATGGTGATCTCGGTTGGGGCGGTCATCGGTGTTGCTCCGGCGCAGGGTTGTTCGCGGTCAGGTGTACGCCGGTTGGCGGGGAAACTGGAAAAAATTTTTGTACATAAAAAATGAGAGGGTGTCGGGCGGGGATTTTTGAAATTTTGATTTGTCGGTCGTCGAGCGTCTGGAAAGACTAGTACCGATACCGGGAGGGACCCGC